CTGTCGGGTTTTTCGAACCAGTTCCAACCAGTTCTATAAAACCAGTTCTTCCCCATAGCAACGTAGTAGTCAACGCTTAAGCCAACGGCAACGCCATCGCTTGACGCAACGCAATAGCCTGTTTTGATGTGATACACGTAGTGTATCACACTTTTCATCGGCCTGCAAATCTTTTTAATCACACAAAATCTTTAGCACCACGTGATTGGCCCCCATTTGTTCCGAAAATAGCCCCTAATGTTCCTGTAATGTTCCTAGCAAGTCATTGATTTTAAAGCAATGTTCTAATGTTCCTAATGTTCGAGGATTTTACTTGGCTAGAAAAATATAATTTCGCATCTCTAAAGCCCCTCTTCACAGCATGAATTATCTTGCACATCAATTCAATTTTCCCTTTTTTATCTTCGTTCCTAGTAAAGTAATTTTTAAGAACATTAAGAACATTAGAACATTACCACTTAACTTATTGATTTCATTGAATTTCTTTTGTACCTTTTTCATTTCCATTTCCGAACATTGCAGAACATTCCGAACACTACTCGTAAGTCATTGATATTGCTCAATAATCGCTTGCTACTTGGACTTGACATTGTACAGTTTATGTGTTATACTACAACTATGTTGTAGAAATAAAAATTACCCAGCGTTTTTGCTTTGCTCGTATCACGTATTTTTGTTTGTAGTCCAACCACTTTGCGACATCATGTCGCTAAATCTTTATAGGAGGTGTATATGTATCTATGTTATGCAGTTATTACCCAAGAGTGCGAGGGGGAAGTAGACCCTGCTCGCAACGCATTAGGCTTTCGTGCTTGCATGGCCTGTGGCGACAAAATCGCACGAATCGAGTCCAAGTGGAAAGAGAGCATGGTTATACCAAGCAACAAGTCTACTCCGACTTACATCAGCGACCCTGAATTGCTCAAGCAGTTAAACCCAAAAAGAACGGAGGTGTAATATGGCAGTCCCACAGACAATCCCACAAGCCGAGTGGGAAAAGAAAATGTATGAGTTCCAAACCTTATACGCAACTGCGAACCTGCATCAACGTCAGCAGTTTATGGGTAACTTTAGTGTATTGCAGTATACGAAAGAGTCCCTGCCGTATGACCCAACTAATCCGTTGCAAGAAAGTATTGATGATTAACCAACCACTTAGCGACATGATGTCGCTAAATAACCAAAGGAGATGTAAATGAGAATTGAAATAAAAGCCCATGTTGCTGAGAACATTGAGAAACGCAAGAGTAATAAACAACTGCGTGAGTTCCGTAGTAATTGGAATCTACGCTACCAAGAAGAGATGGAGATGCTACTTGCACCCAACGAGGAAGACTACTTGGGTGTAGGTGGTAGTTCAGCAGTTAGTCCGTCGAACTCTAATCCTTATACCGTACTCAAGAACCATGTGAGTTTAGCAGTTCGCCAACTTAACGAAGCAACGAAGAACGGTGTGCGTCTAGACCAAAAGAACTTTGTATTACTAGATGTTGCTAGTAACTTAGCCGATGCAATTAAACAATGCGATAGATTGGAGGATTAAATGATGCAGATATGCGAAGATGGATACGCAGGTTCAAGACCTGTTGAAGAAGTAGAAGATGATAATGCTGAGTGTAGTTTTTCGTGGCACTACAGAATTATACGTCATATTGACTCACGCTTTCCTGATGAAGAGCCGTATGAAACTGCTCACGAATTTATTATTGGTGACGAAGAATACGCTAGTTTTTCATTCAGCGTGGCAACTGCTATGAGTAAAGAAGAAGCACAGCGTATAAGAAATGCTTTTGATTACCCACCTGTAATAGAAGTAGACGAGGCCGACTTCGAATTTGAAGAGACTGATTTCGGGCCTTTCCCTAGATACAAGAAGTATACGTGGTTAGACAGAACCGTTAAACAAGGAGGTTGATATGAAGAAAAGAGAATATGTGCATGATGAAGATATACAAAAAAGAGTTATTGAACTACTTACTGATACAACAGTGGTTACAACAACGATTACTATCCAAGATGATAGGGGTGGAATTGGTATGTGGATTGTTACCCATGAGACTGAATCTACCGATGCAGAAGAAGAAATGCTTGAGTATTGGGGTGAACGTTGCGACCACTATGATGGGGGTTGTATTGCTTGTCATGCATGGAAACACTTTGACAAAACAGGGGAGATAGCAAAATGACTAATAAATATTGGGAGGAGTGGGAAGTGATAGACCACGCTTACATTGAGAAGTATTTAACTACGAATCAAGTTGCAGAAATTACCCTGCTATCACTTGGTACGATACAAAAGATGGTTGACGATGGCGTGTTTACGTCATGGCGTACAGGTGGTGGGCATCGTCGCATCTTAGCAAGTAGTGTTAAAGCATATTTAATTAAACGCAAGAAAGAGATGGGGGTTTGATATGAGTCAAGACAACGATAGTAAAAGCATAGGTGATTTTGTGCATAACAACAAAACGCACAGGTCATCACATGATGCGTTCAAAGATGCGAAGTATGCGTCATGGTTTGAATCCGACCCTGAGATGTCGGACATGAGAGTGTTCTTCACAGAACTTTTGTGTTTTGCAGTTCCGTTAATCATAACGGTGTGTCTTGTAGTGTTTTTTGTTTTCAAAGCAGTTGCATTATCTTAACCAACCACTTGGCGACATAGTGTCGCTAAGTATCAACCAAGAAGGAGAATCAAAATGGCAGTTATTAATAAAGGTATTTCCAAAGCAGTTAAAGAAGAGTTCATCAACGGCACGCATCACCCTGATGCAATGCTAACTAAACTCGCACATCTGAACACCGATGACAATCGCAGAGCCTACATAGTTGGGCTTACTAAAGCATTGCGTGAGAAGTATGGCATGGAAACTAAACGTGATAAACGGTTTGGCAAGAGTAAGAAAAAGCCTAGCGTTAAGAAGCCAACAGTACAACCATCGCAAGTATCAACAAGCAACTTACAAAAACTGCTCAACAATGCAGGGCTTATCGGTCAGAAGAAGTATACAGGCGAGGGCAAGTCAGAAGTTAAAAACCCTGCTTACGGAACGCACGATTTAGCCGACGCTATGCGAAAGCATGACATGAGTGGTGTTGTTGAAATACGCAAGCGTGTTTATGCAGACCGAACATACGACGACGCACCAAAGCAACGCATCAACGACGACGACAGAATAGTCGAGGAGTACGTCAAGTTAGACGACGCACACAAAGCATTGCAATTCGATTACGACAACGTCGTTGACAACAACTCAGAACTCAAGCGTGAGATTGCTCGCTTGCAAGTAATCATATCTTATTTAGAAGGGAGGAAGTAATGGCAACCACATACGGTACAAATGCATACAACTCGGCAAGGATAAAGCCGATTGCTAATTACGAAGATGCGAAGAAAAGGTTTGATAATGTCGTGCCTATTCGTGGTAGGTTAGAAGACGTTAGACCTATTGGTGAGAAGCGTAGTTATTCTTGGTACAGGATAAAGAAGAACCTCATATCTGTGGAACATCCCGATGAGCCATTGGGTAGGTACGAGTATACGTATTCATGCAACATCAACGAGGCTAAGATTATAGAGTTCTTTAATAATGGTGACGTTGGTTTGTACTTTAACTTTTGGAAGGGGCCGACGCTGTTCGGATTCGTAACCTATACTCTAGCAAACGACATAGGCAGAATAGAATCTTGTAAAGGTAAGTGGTATTTTATTAACAGTAGGGGCGAGGGCTATCCCTTTGTTGGTAGCATGAGGCTGACTAAAGATGGTGATGCTTTCATACCTAAAGATATTAAGCCTGAGAAGAAGTATTCACTAAACCGTAAGATGATGAACGCATTACGCAAAAGGTATTCGTTCTTTATTGACTACGGTAAGACTTGCTTGTCTATGAATCCTATAATACAAAGGATTAAAGAACCTGTTGCAATTAAGAATGTGCCTGATGCATTCGTGAAGAAAGGTCTTAACTTTGAATACCCTAAGTTATTGCCGTATAAATATTCGCATCGTGATAATGATGGAACCAAACTAGGTAGGTTGGGATTACTTGGTGGCTTAGCATACTATGAGAAGCATCAAGACCTAGAACTTCTATATGAACTGATGATGTATGTTGCTATATATTCAGGTAGATGGATTTGGTCTAATCAAAACGAGGTAAATTGTCACCCTGAAGATTTTGTAGGGACATTCGAAGAAGTATTGAAGTATGAGTACAGCGATAGTCTATATGTACAAACTGAGCAACCTGTCGGCTCTATCTTTAACGACAAGAACAAGAAGTATTTTAATGTTGTATAACCATCTACTTGGCGACATCATGTCGCAAAGTAACTTAACCAAGAAGGAGAATTAAATATGGCAAATGTATTCCTAAACAAAACTGCAACTCTCAAAGAAGCAGAAGACTTAATCCTCGCAGTAGGCTCTGATACCACGTTTCATTTAATGGGTGAACCGGGGGTCGGTAAAACATCTATGTTCAAGAATTTAGTTACAAGAACTGGCTATAAGGGCATTTACATTGACGCACCAAACGTAGAGTTAGGTGAGTTAGGTATTCCAATTCCTGACCATGAAACTAAAACTACTCGCATCTATCCTAACGAGCAATGGGGCTTTCATATTAATCAACCAAAGGTAATCTTTATTGACGAGTTTACTAAGGCTCACCAAGCAGTTAAGAACATGATGCACCCAATGCTTAACGACCCACGCATGATTATGGGTATGCCACTACACCCCAACGACATAGTCATAACTGCAGGTAATTATACGGGCGACGGTGTAGGCGATACGATGATGGCTCACTCCAGAAACCGTATAAGCATAATCAATATTAAGAAACCACACGCTGGGTTTAATGTTGACGGCTCTATTGATAGTAATTCATGGGGTGCGTGGGCTATCGCTAATGATATTGCACCTGAGATATTAGCATGGGTTAAGCAACATCCTGAGTTGTTGGCATCATATCTTGACGCATCGCAAGAGCAGAACAAGTATATCTTCAACCCTAAAGAAGCACAGAAGTCTTTTGTTTCACCACGTTCTCTTGCTAGAGCATCAAACATTATTAGCAGACGAGATAGGGTAACGGAGAACGTAATCGTTTGTGCGTTAGAAGGTACGATTGGGGCAGCAGCAGCTCGTGACTTAATGACCTTTGTATCCGTAGCCGACTCGCTTCCAAGTTGGGAGGACATCATTAAGAATCCACAAGTTGCACAAGTACCTGACTCACCCGTTGCGTTATGTATGCTTGCTTTTAGTGCAGTACAAAGAGTCGAGCGAGATACCATCGGTAAGTTTTTCACATACCTCAAGAGAACACCGAAGGAGTTGCAGTCTGTGTTCTGCCTCACAGGTATGAAGAGCGATGATAAGAAGAAGTTGTTTCTTACAAGCCAACCGTTCGTGGATTGGATGCGTGAGAACCAATACTTATTTTAGTAGTAAAGCAGTAGAACTTGGCGACACGATGTCGCTAAGTAACTTAACCAAGAAGGAGTAACTATGTTAGATAAAGAAAAAATGATTGGCGATACCGAAGCGTTGCGAGATAGTATCGGTGAAGTATGTGGTGAGGGTGATTATAGTTTAGGTGTAGTTATGACTGCACTTACTGCTCTGCTAATAGATACTGCGTTAGACCAAGCAGAGATGGACCCTTTTGAATTGATTGGTAAGTTTTCGGCTATGACTTTGGCTTATGCAGAAAAGTTAAAAACCGAAGCCGACGACACTAAAGAAATTGAAGAAGCATTTAACGAGAAAGGAGTAACACAATGGCTAAACTAACTGCCGAACAACGCATCGAGAGATGCCACGTACAACTAATGAAACATCCGAACTTCTGTTTGTTCTCAGGGTTATTTATGATTGGTGGGGTAAGCGTGCAAGATGATGTGCCGACTGCTAAAACCAACGGCTTAGACGTTATCTATGGGCGTGAGTTCGTGGATAAACTTAGCGACAAGGCTCTAGGCTTTCTTGTCTTACATGAGAATATGCACAAGGCTTATCGTCATATGATTGTATGGAAATCTTTGTACAAAAAGAACCCAACACTCGCTAACATGGCATGTGACTTTGTTATTAATATACAGTTGCATGACTACGACCCTGAAGGAAAGGTTATAGAGTTTCCTCTTGATGAGAACGGTGAACCTATGGGTTGCCTCGATGAAGCCTATCGTGGTATGGATGCACACCAAGTCTTCCTGATACTAGAGAAGAAGTTAGGCGAAGACTATGGCAAAGGCAGAGGTGGTAAAGGTAGAGGTAAGGGCGAAGGTGATGACGATGGTCAAGGCGAAGCCGACGGTGATGGTGAATTCCAGTCTTTAGATGAGCATGACTGGGAAGGTGCTGATGCTATGTCAGAGAAAGAGGTGCAGGCTAATGCCAAGGAAATCGAAGATGCATTGCGTCAAGGTTCTATGTTAGCAGGTAAGATGAACGGCAATGTATCCAGAGAGATAGACGAATTGCTCACACCTAAGATTGATTGGAAGGAAGCGTTGCGTGAGTTTATCAAGACATCTACTCAAGGCAAAGACCAAACAACATGGAAGCGATTGCATAAGCGTTACATCGGTATGGATATTATAATGCCGTCGTCATACTCTGAGAAGATTGGTTCTATTGCTGTCGGTGTTGACGTATCAGGGTCATGCTATCACGACTTACCTAACTTCTTATCAGAGTTTAAATCTATCTGTGATGAAGTTAGTCCTGAGTGTGTGCATCTATTGTATTGGGATTCATCAGTAGAGAAGCATGAGGTATATGTAGGCAACGAAGTAGCAGATGCAATCAATCATACTCAAGCAGTAGGTGGTGGTGGTACTAACCCTGAGTGTGTGCCTAGATACTTGAACAAAGAATCTATATCTCCTGAGTGCTTAGTAGTATTCACCGACGGATATATAGGTCAGCAGAACCCTAAGCACTGGGATTTAATATCACCTACTCCTGTGCTATGGTGCATCAAAGGTAATTCAAATTTTGATTTAGATGTAGTGGGCAAAGTTGTATATGTTGAGTAGTAAGTATAAGAAGTGGTTCGACAAACGTGCCGTTGAGGGTGGTAAGTGGGGGGTTATAAAGTTGCATAAACACTACTACTCTCATAATAGTTTTGATGTCGTTGAGCATGTTGTGTATTCAGCATGCCCAGTACTTAACTTACCAAAGCATATTAATGTCGAAGTATTACGAAATGACTTAACCAAAGACGAAGCAATGGCTATGGAAAAGTTTTTAAATTTTGCAGAATAGGATACTTGGCGACATCGTGTCGCCAAGTATCCACCAACATAACCAAGAAGGAGTAATGTATGTCAGAAAATAATATCAGTATTGCATCATCAGCGATGTTAGTCGAGATGTCTATCAGCACATGGACTGCACGCAAGTTAGATAAGAAGGTATCAGCCGAGGTCGATGTATCGAAAGGGACTAAGACCAACGCAGGTAACTACAACAAAAACTTACTTGCGGGTACAGGCTTTCTTGATACGATAATAAAGTATGCGGCTAACGCTAGGGCTTGGCACATCTCTCAGACTTTACCGTGGTCTGATAATGGGTTACGCTTACTTCCAGTATCTAACTTCGTCAACTACAAGAAGCAACTCACTGTGCTTGAAGAAAACTACATGGCTTTAGTAGGTAAGTTCCTCATAGCATATCCTAACCTAGTGAGTGCGGCGGCTTTTCAGTTAGGTGATTTGTTTAATCGTGACGAGTACCCTGATGCAGATAAGATAGCGACTAGGTTCAAGTTCAACGTAAACTTTATGCCTGTGCCTACTAGTGGTGACTTCCGTATAGACATAGGTGAAGAAGCCAAGAATGAAATCATGCAGTCGTGCAACAACGCTTACGACGAACGTCTTAACTTAGCAATGCGTCATGCATGGAATAGATTGCACGAGTGCCTTCTGCGTATGAGCGATAGGCTACAAGTTGATTTAGTTGATAGCGAAGAAGATGATGGGAGTACGGGTAAGAAGTTTAAACCCCGTGTATTCAGAGACACCTTAGTAGAGAACGCTGTAGAGTTAGTAGATATGCTGAAACATTTTAACCTTACTAATGACACAACGCTTGAGCAAGCACGACTTGATTTGCATAATGCAATCATGCATCAGGATGCCGACTCACTAAGAGATAACGTATTCGCTCGTGAGGAAGTAAAGCGTAGGGTAGATAGTATTTTAAATAAATTTAACTTTTGATAGGAGGTATATATGTTGACACAAATTAATAAGATAGGTATGTCTAATGCTAACAAGTCTGTAGAACTTGAACCTAAACTAGGCGATTACATTGATGCAGTTGCAATGCTTAAGCCCTTGTGCAATTTTGTTGCAGAGGATGATAACGTATCAAAAGAGTGGAGGGATTACATAAACGAGGAGGGTAAGAAAGATAGAAAGACATTTGAGTTTTTATCCTCTGTCCAAGTGTATGAGAACGGTGAACACTTAGGTAATATAGGTATAGCAAATATATACCGTAGAAGCGAGGGTGGAAACATCCCTGTTTATTTTGTAGATTCATTTCGTATCTCTAAGGAAAGGGGTCAGCACAACAGGACGTTTAGTAAACACTTAAAGGTAGCATTGCGTGAAGCCAATAAAGCATTTATACCTAGAGCGAATCAAGAACTGATAACGCAGATTAGTCAGCATGTTAGTTTTAGACTCGGTCATATTGTATCCAATAATTACAATCAAGCAAAGTGGTGTATGGATTCTGATGCCGAGGCAATGAACTATGCGTATCTAGCATACAAGGCAAGGCTACGTGGTGAGACTACCGTAACACTGCCGACTGTGTTGTCAACTGCAAACAGTAGACGCAATGATATGGACTTCGACAAGTATATGGAAAGGTATGATGAGTCCAAGAAACTTACTGACCACTATAACAATATTGGTGGTAACGGTAATATAGGTTATGCAGTACAGGCTAAGCAAGATAAAAGTTTTGTTGTATGCAACTACGACAAGAGCGACCCTAATACTTTGTACAAATATAAATCACTGGATGATATGCCCAAACATCTAGCCGATAAAATATCTGCTCTTAAGTTATTAAGTATTGATGAGCCTGTCGGACATATTGGAGTTAAGGTACACCCTGATTCTTATAGTGAAAATGGCAGTAACCTCGAATACTATTATTTAGTTTCGGGTGATATAATATTTGAGTAACCCTTCTTGGTTACATACAAATGTAATGCCGTATACCTATCTAGCATGATGTGGACATATAGCGTCGGGAAACCGAGCATCTCCGATAACACAAGTAGGATGTGAATCTGCTTAACCCTACACACTAAGCCCTCTTCGGAGGGCTTTTTTATTGGCTACTTGGCGACATCATGTCGCTAAGTTCCTGTTGTTTGCACCTATAAAAATAATTAAAAAATATTTTAAAAACCTATTGCTTTATTGTTTTGTTTAAGACTATACTGTGTCAATAGATTAAAAAATAAATAGGAAAAGTAAACGATGTCCACACCTGAATATAAGGTCAAGGCTATTGTCACAGATATACTTGACGAGCATGATGTATATTATTTTAAACCTGCAACGCATGGCTATGGTAGGTCAGGAGTCCCTGATGTAGTTGCGTGCTACAACGGTGTGTTCATTGCCATCGAATGTAAAGCAGGGTCAAACAAACCAACTAAATTACAAGAGCGAGAGATAGCCCGTATAAAAGCGGCAGGGGGCATTGCGTTTGTCATCAATGCTGACAACACTAGCGACCTAGTCAAACTAATCGCTCGGCTTAGCACCAGTTCTTTGAAAGGAAACTAAAATGAATGCCCCAAAAATTAATGATGGAGTAGCAATAGTATTAGCACGGATGGAAACACATCCTGAAGAGTTTTACACAACTGCAACGGACAAGTGGAAGTTTATTTACAGCGACTACTTTAAAGATGCAATGAGCGAAACGGAAAAGGGCATGATATACGACAAGATTAAAGAGATTCGCAAATCCGAATTCACTACAAAAGTTATGTTTACTATGACTAAGGATGACGAAGTTCGATTAGAAGGTTTTGGTCAGTCACCACTTTGGGGACAAGGCACAGGCGTAACTTACAAATGAACATAATCACATTAGATTTTGAAACGTATTACTCACAAGACTTTAGTTTAAGTAAGATGCCTACTGAAGAGTATGTGCGTAGCGACGATTTTCAAGTTATTGGTGTATCTATTAAGGAGAACAACGGTGAAGCCCTATGGATTGATAACAAAGATGGAAAACTTATTGATAAACTTTCTAGGTATAGTTGGAGTGATAGTTTCTGTCTTGCTCACAATGCTATGTTTGATAGTGCTATTTTGTCTTGGGTCTGTGGTATACAACCATATGCATGGCTAGATACATTGTCTATGGCAAGGGCTACTGATGGTTTAGAAGTAGGTAACAGTTTGGCTAAGTTGGCTGAACGCTATGGCCTAGGCGTAAAAGGTTCTGAAGTAATAGATGCCAAAGGTAAACGAATTGCTGATTTTACCGAAACGGAATTAAAACAGTATGGCGAGTATTGTAAAAATGATGTTGAAATGACTTATAAACTTTTTGACATTCTTGTTGACCGTTTTAGTAAATCTGAATTGCAATTAATCAGTTTAACCATCAAGATGTATTCCGAGCCAGTTCTACACCTTGATAGCCTTTTGCTTCAACAACATCTTATTCAAGTTAAAGAACGTAAAGAGCAATTACTTGATGCTTGTATATCAGACAAAGACACATTGATGTCCAACCCCAAGTTTGCCGAATTATTAATTAGTCTTGGTGTTGAACCGCCGATGAAAGAAAGCCCTGCTAATGGAAAACAAACTTATGCATTTGCTAAATCTGATGAAGGATTCAAAGCCCTCCTTGAATATCCCGACGAGCGGGTTCAAGCACTTGTATCAGCAAGACTTGGAACAAAGAGTACTCTTGAAGAAACAAGAACTCAACGATTCATTGATATCTCACTTCGAGGTAAGATGCCCGTCCCCTTGCGATATTACGCCGCACACACAGGACGATGGGGTGGAGATGATAAACTCAATCTCCAAAACCTACCGAGAAAATCTCTCCTTAAGTCAAGCATATGCGCACCTCGTGGAAGCATCCTTATCGACGCCGACTCCTCACAAATCGAAGCTAGAACAGTTGCTTGGCTTGCTGGTCAGAACGACCTCGTAGTAGCCTTTGAAAGGAAAGAAGATGTCTATAAGATTATGGCGAGCAGTATTTACAACAAAGCGGTCGAAGACATCACGGACTCGGAAAGGTTCGTGGGTAAGACGACAATCCTCGGCGCAGGCTATGGTATGGGTGCAACAAAGTTTGCTATACAACTCAAAACTTTTGGCGTGGAAATCGAGGAGCAGGAAGCGAAGAGAATCATCGACGTGTACCGTTCAACCTACCCTAAAATTCCCGAATTGTGGAAGGAAGCAAATCGTTCCCTTGACGCTATGGCACAAAAGAAAACTTGTCAAGTTGGGTGTCAACCCGAAGCACTTAGCCTTACGGCATCAGGTTTTTTACTCCCAAGTGGACTCTATCTCAATTACACAGACCTTAGACGAGACGATGACGCATATAGTTATGGAAGTAGACGAGGTCGTGTGAAGATTTACGGCGGGAAGGTAGTGGAAAACTTATGTCAGGCTGTAGCACGTTGCATTATAGGTGAGCAGATGTTGCGTATAGCCAAGCGTTATAAAGTAGCACTCACGGTTCACGATGCGGTCATGGCAGTTGTACCCGAAGAAGAACGAGATGAAGCAATACGCTATATACATGACTGTATGAGTTGGAGACCGAGCTGGGCATTAACATTACCCCTTGCTTGTGAAATAGGTGTAGGTAAAAACTATTCCGACTGTAGTAAAAAAATGCCAATAGAAAAGTGGGGGTTGTGATGAAATGGTCATATTCCTCAATTAGTTTGTTCCAACAGTGTCCACGCAAGTATTATCATCTGCGTGTTGTTAAAGATATTGTTGAGCCTGAGTCAGAAGCTATGTTATACGGCACACTCGTGCATAAGGCGGCGGAAGATTATATTAATAGCGACATCCAGATCCCTGAGAAGTTCGCATACATTACGCCAGCATTGGATATGTTAAAGAAGATTCCTGGTGAAAAGCTATGCGAATACAAGATGGGTTTGACGAAAGATTTAAAGCCATGCGATTTCTTCGGTAATGACGTTTGGTTCAGGGGCGTAGCCGATTTGCTTGTTGTTCAAGATGATATTGCACATATTGTTGACTACAAAACAGGTAAGAGTTCGCAGTACGCCGACGTTAAACAACTTGAGTTAATGGCACTTGCCGTATTTAAACACTTCCCTAACATAACAAAAGTCAAAGCTGGGCTTGCCTTTTTGGTTGCCAACGACCTCGTGACAGCCTCTTATATAAAAGAATCTGAAGCACAGACATGGCTTAAATGGGTACAAGAAACGGATAGACTACAAGCATCACATGATAACGACGTATGGAATGCTAAACCTAACTTTACTTGTAAGAAATTTTGTGCAGTAAAAACATGTGAACATAATGGAAAAGGACAATGGCGATGATAGGTGATGATGATTTACGGGATTTGTTTGCTATGTTTGCTTTATGTGGAATGCTATCTGAAAACGGTGGTGGCGCAAAACATAATAAAGATTTAGCAGAGTTTGCGTATTATCTAGCAGATGCAATGATGGAAGCAAGAATTAAAGAGGAAAGTTATGCCGAAAAAGGAATTACCGCAATTAAAAAAAGACGCCCAAGAAAGATGGACTAATGATGGTATGACTCAACAAGAAGTTGCGGATGCATTGGGTATGAAGAGACAGACAGTAAACAACATTGAGAAGATAGCATTGCGTAAAGTAAAGAATAAGTTAAACCGTTTGTATAAAAAGGAAGATTTAATTTGATTAATTGAGGAGAATTAATGTGTACAGATTATATGATGAAGATGGCGACTTTATGCGTGTAGTTAATCGCAAAGAGGAAGCGGAACATTTTGTTAAGTTTTATGGTTGGACAATGAAGTTTTTTAGACCACCAAAAAAGAAAAAGGAAAAGGAAGTACTAAAGAACATGGAGGATGCGATGCTATGATTGCACGAAAAATTATGCACATCAAAAACGATTTGCTAAGAAGACCTCTATGGGTGTTATGGTTTCCATTTGAATACGCAATTTTGTGCCACGACCATCGGTTTAAAAATAACTTTGGTATGTGGGTTAGAACTGTATTTATTTTAGGATGGAGGGGGATATGAAAGATGTTGTAATTATTTGGACATTGCTGATGGGTACGATTTGCATATTTTGTGTATTTGGTATGCTACTTACCCCTGACAAGCAAACGCATTGGGATACAAAGAACTGTGAACTGTCGGAGATTTCCCCTGACTTCACACCAAAAGAAAAACAAGATTGCAGAATAGCGAGGAAGAAATGAAAAAATTTTTTGATTGGTACTTTACGGGTCGTTTTTTAAAACACCCATTGGTAGTTGCGGTTATTTTTTATACGTTGGGTTATTTTGTGGGTAGGGGATAAAGAATGAAACATAAACACGCAGAATTAATTAAAGCATGGGCTGACGGTGCGATTATTGAAGAATATAGAATAAATTTAGACCAATGGATTGAGCCTAAACCTTATCCAATTTGGGACTCAAGACTTCAATATCGCATTAAGCCTGAACCAAAGCCTGATACACATATCCATTACAGATATAACCAAGACCATCGCACGTTTACAGAATGTTATGTAGGGCAAAGAGGTGATTTATTAATTACGGTTTGTGGTGAAACAGGCGAGTTAAAACGTGTGCTGAGGTTGTCATGATATTTACATTTGCAAAAGAACGTAACAACACAGTATATGAAGAACATCATGCTAACTTTGGCATGGAGTTTGAGACTGCTGAATTAGGTGACGTTGTATGCCACTTTGAAGACTTCTTGCGTGGCTGTGGGTTTGTGTTTAAAGGACACTTGGACTTTGTTGTGGAGGATGAAGATGACTGCAAATGAACTGGCAGATAAATTAATGGAGAGCAATTCTGTGTCTTGGGGAAGTTGCACCCATGAACAACACGACAACGATAAGTATTTTAAGGAACAAGCCGCCACCATGCTACGTCAACAAGCCAAAAAGATTGAAGATTTGCTAGACCATAACGTAAATCTGATTGATGATTTGTTTTCTGAGCGTAAGGAAGTTATAAGGCTTGAGGCTGAATTGAACGAAGCAGGGCATATGATTGGTGTATTGCGAGAAGAGATTAGTTTGTTGAAAGAAAATATGGAAAAGACTAATGAGCCAGTAGCGTGGGCAACAGAAGATTTTGAAGAAATTATGACACTTAAAATAAGGCAAGCACATATAGACCACCCTGAATCTTGTACTCATAAATTTTTTCCTATTCCTCTTTACACCCATCCTAACGAAGACCGAGACTCTGCTATATACGCAACAGGTTACTGGAAAGGCATTGAATATAAAAAAATGCGTGAACTAACTGATGAAGAAATAAACAAACTGTGGGCAGAATCGCATGAAGATGGTATTGCTATGCAAAAAGGATTTACTACCCAACAACATTATTTTGCACATTTAATACTAAAGAAAGCGAGTGAGAAATGAGTGAGCCTGTAGCGTGGATGCACAAAAATCATGATTATCCAATATCAAAACATAGGTCATTGGAATACAACATTCCTCTTTACACCCATCCAATGCGTGAACTAACAGATGAAAAAATAAGGAAGGTAGCAGATGAAGTGTTTAAAGACTATAAGAATTGGCATCACTACCAAATAGATTTCGCACGGGCAATACTAAAGAAAGCGAGTGAACGTGCATAAAAATGTATTTTTTATAAATATTAGGTGCATAAAAGTGTACAAGCCAAAGCCTGTATTTGAATTTAACAAGGCATAACCTGTACACAAACCATACAAAAAGTTAGGGTTTGTGTAGATTTGTACGAAAAAGTGTGTAAGTGTAAGAAAAAGTTTGAGTTTCCAAGTAATTGTACGTTTTTGTGTGTTATGTGGAAATTTACCGATAGGTAATAAATCAGGTGTAATTGGGTGTAAGAATGGGTTTAATTACCGAGCGGTAATGATTTATAAGTTAAGCATTAAGTGGGTTAAGGATTAATTTATGAGTCATTCGGTATTCATGAATTTTGAATAAATGTGTAGTTTGTTACACATTTTGTACATCCGTTAAAGGTTTTGTGCATTATAGGTATCATTTTGTAGTTTATTTTTTAACTTATAGGTATCAATTTAAGGAGGAAGTATGGTGGAAGAATATGTTATCGGTTCTATATTAGTTGTGTGTTTTTTAATTTTATTTATCTACAGGGGGGAATGATGAGTTATTGGGATTTAGCAAATAAGATTGAGTCAGTTAGTTTTCGGTTGGATTCAATTAAAGCAATCATCGAGTTAGTAGCTGAGAATGTTCAGGATAATTCTCATAGCAGTCCGTTATGGGGTTGTGCCGAAATGCTTGACGTATACATTCAAAAGCTGGAAGACTTATCCGTAGATGCAATGGAGTTACATAAAGAATCAAAAATCGTTGCCAAGAAAGCAACACCCGTAGCCATTAAAGCAACGAAAGGAAAGAAATGACTGAAAACGTAATTAAAACCCTGATGGCTGAACGCACTTTTCTTGAAGCACAGAACCATAAACTAGCGACTATTATTAGGCAACAAGAAGAACAGATTATGGATTTACGTTTAGCAAACCAAGACTTAAAGTATCAATTAACTCAAAAACACGAGGAACCAAAATGAATGTTACCGTAGAAATGCTTAAAGAATTACCTGATGGCTCTGCCCTTTGTACCTTAGACTTAGATAAAGAAGCCGTACAGTTTTTAATTGGTGAAGGGTTTCTTACCATAATGAGACGAGCGCTAGACTCATCCGAATCCTATGTTAAACCTGAATTGCTGGAGGAACATAAAGATGACCGAATTTGAAGACAAAGTTATCGCATTGCTGGGTAGAATATTAGTTACTTTAGAGGTAAAATGGTTGGAATTGCCTGATGGTGCAGCCTATTTATATAAGAAAGCCGAGGATAAAGATGCCCTATGTAACGAAACCACGTCCTTACAAGAAGGAATACCAGCAACAGAAGGAACGAAATGAGCAACCTTCAAGAAATGCCCGTGCCCGAGCAAGATACGAAATGGACGCCAAAGGAGTCGATAGAACAGGCAAAGACATTGACCACACCATCCCCCTTAGTAAAGGTGGAACTAACGCTAAGTCAAATCTTAAGCTTAAATCCCCCAGCGCAAATCGTTCCTTTTCCCGAAACTCAGACCACACAGTCAAAAAGAACAAGCCAAAGAATGCTAGATGATTACTCATGGCCTGGTGTTTACCCTCCTATGGTACACCAGAAAGATACGGCAGATTTTTTAGTTCGCAACAAACGTTCATTTTGTTTTAATGAGCAAGGTACAGGTAAAACTGCGTCAGCTATATGGGCGGCAGATTACTTACTAGAGAATAAAGCAATTAAGCGTGTGTTAATTGTGTGCCCTTTATCTATCATGCAGTCAGCGTGGCAAGCCGATTTATTTAAGTTTGCGGTACATCGCAAAGTTGGTGTAGCTTATGGTGATAGACATAAACGCAAAGCAGTTATTAACAGCGACGCCGAATTTGTTATTATTAATTATGATGGTGTTGAGATTGTTGCAGATGATATAGCTAAAGGTAACTTCGGGTTAATAATTATTGATGAGGCTAACGCATATAAAACAGTGACCACTAATCGCTGGAAGATTATGAATAAGTTAGTTACTCCGACTACAGGGTTGTGGCTTATGACAGGAACACCTGCAGCTCAATCTCCTACCGATGCTTACGGCTTAGCCAAACTATGTGTACCTGATAGAGTGCCTAGATTCTTTGGTGCATTTAGGGATAAGACGATGACTAATCTAAGTCAATTTAGATGGATACCTAAACCAAATGCAAATGAAGTTGTGTTTGATGCATTACAACCAGCTATACGATATATTAAAAAAGATTGTTTAGATTTACCAGAGGTTACACACGTATTCCGTGATGCCCCACTTACTGCACAGCAAGAAAAATACTACAAGCTTCTAAAGAAAGAAATGCTTATGGTTGCTGGTGGTGAAGAAATTAGCGCAGTCAATGCGGCGGTTAACCTCAATAAACTTTTGCAAATCAGTGGTGGCGCAGTTTATAGCGACAATGGTAGCGTAGTGGAGTTTGATGTATCTAATCGTTTAAAAGTTATCGAAGAAGTAATTAATGAGTCAAGCAATAAAGTCCTTGTGTTTGTACCGTTTACGCATACAATAGAGTTGCTCAGATCGCATCTGAGAGGGGCACGTATTACCTGCGAGGTTATCAATGGTAGCGTTACAGTTAACAACCGCACTGATATATTTAAAAAATTTCAAGAAGCAGATGATATTAAAGTGCTTATCATACAACCCCAAGCCGCTTCACATGGTGTTACCTTAACCGCCGCAGATACAATCATATGGTACGCACCAGTTACCTCTATAGAAACTTATTTACAAGCTAACGCACGTATTGATAGACAGGGTCAAAAAAATAAAATGACTGTTGTGCATATCAAAGGTAGCCCCGTAGAGGCAAGAATGTATGGCATGTTGCAAAATAAATTAGACGTGCATACAAAAATAATTGATTTATATAAAAAAGAAGTTGAAGAAAACACTTGACAGTGTAAATAGTTGTGGTAAAGTAGTTATTAACGAACAAAGATTCGTTTTTTATTTGAAAGGAAAAGTATGGAACCAAATGACGGCATTAACGTCGAGAAACTCGTCTCCGTTTATATTAAGATTAGGGATGCACGAGAAGAAGCTAAACGTAAATGGGAAGAGGTTGATAGCGAGTTTGTTACTAAGCTAGACCTTATTAACCAAGAGCTTTTAGACATATGTAAAGATACAGGAGCCGACAGCATTAAGACTAAGTTCGGTACTGCTATTCGTACAATCAAATCCAAGTATTGGACTAACGATTGGGAAAAATTTTATGCTTGGATGATGGATAACGGGATACCTGAAGTTTTGGAAAAACGTATTCACCAAACAAACATGAAACAATTTCTAGAAGAAAACCCGGACTTGTTGCCCCCCGGATTAAACGTGGACAACGCATACAACATAACCGTAAGGAGAAGTAAATGAGCAATATAACTTTGTTTAACCAAAACCTGCCTGAGTATTTAAAAGATGTAAAACTTGATGATGTAACTAGAGCCCTAACGGGTAATGGTGGAAGCAAGCGTATTTCTTTACGTGGCAGTAAGTTCCGTATGGTAGTTAACGGCGAAGAAATTATTACAAGCAAAAACGAAGCAATGAATGTTGTTATTGTTAATGCGGCTAAGAATATCTCACGTCAATTCTATGCTAAATCATACAACCCAAATGAAGAAGCTACAGCACCTGATTGCTGGTCTAATGATAGCGTATCTCCTGATGCTTCTATTAAAGAACCTCAGCACCATAACTGTACCGACTGCCCTCAGAATATAAAAGGGTCTGGTCAAGGCGATAGCCGTGCTTGTCGTCATCGTCGTAAATTAGCAGTTGTATTAGCTGATGATGTTGGTGGGGATGTGTATCAGTTAGAGTTAGCATCTAAATCTATTTTTGGTAAAGGCGAATTAAATACTATGCCGTTTGAGCAGTTTGCTAAGTATGTTGGCTCACAAGGATACAACCTTAATACGCTAGTAACTGAAGTACGTTTTGACGACAACAGTGATGTTGCTAAAGTATATTTCCGCCCCGTTAAGTTCTTAAGCAAAGAAGAATGGGAAATAGCTAAGCGTCAAGGCGATACCCCTGCGGCAAAAAATGCAATTATTACAACTGTTGCTCAAACCGATGGTGTAGCTAAGAAAGCTATTGGTGTAACTACACCAGCTGTAGTAAAAGCTGAAGTTATAGTTGAACCAAAGAAACGTGAAGATAAGAAAGCCACTGAGCCTACTCCTAAACGTGACTTAAAAGCAGCTTTAGGTGATTGGGCGAATTAAGATGAGCCTGAGAGGTTATAGCTTTCATCTTGTTAAGGCTAACCAAGAAGCAGATACCAAGAAAAATATTGGTGTCCTTCTTGGGAGGGTCTGTATTGACAACGATGTGCCCGTGGCTAAAGTCGCAAAATACTTTAATGTATCTCGCATGACTATATATTCGTGGTTTACTGGAGCTTCAATACCGCACAAGAATAAAGCAGAAAAAATTAAAAAACTACTGGACAAACTCCTACCAAATGCGGAAGCATAACGTAAAGGAAATATGGCAACGACAGACTTACTCAAGGCAGTATTGCCTCCTGAAGGGGAAGGTGTCTACTGCATAATCGGTTTAAAAGATGAAAGTTACCCTAAACAATTTTTTGTTGATACATTGGCAGAAGTTGAGGGGCTTATAAATGATCTGTTAACTGATTCAAGGAACGTCTATTTTGGTTGCGCCAAATACATAAATAATACAGATGGACGAACTCAAAAGAATAGCAATTTTTTTAGGTCTTTTTGGATTGACATTGATTGCGGATTAGGAAAACCATACGTTACACAAGCTGATGGATTGACTGCGCTAAAAACATTTTGTGAAAGCGTACATCTTCCTTTACCTACCGTTGTTAACAGCGGTCGTGGTATACATGCTTATTGGCGGTTATCTAGCACAATTACACGTGCTGAATGGAAGCCCGTAGCCGAGCGCATTAAAAGCTTATGTGTAGAGCATGAGTTTCAAGCAGACCCATCAAGGACTGCGGATAGCGCTTCTATCTTAAGAGTGCCTGAGACGTTTAATCACAAGGAAGAACCACCGCTACCTGTAGAGTTATTGGCGCTAAGTAACGAATTAGATTACGAAGATTTAAAACAAATTCTAGGTATATTAATTGCACCTGACTACATACCAAGGCAACTAAATGAAGTTACCCGTGCATTACTAGGGAATAGGCAAAGTAGGTTCAAAACTATAATGCTTAAGACCATGAACGGTAATGGATGCAAACAGTTAGAAAATATTGTACTTAACCAAGAAGAACTAGAGGAGCCGTTATGGAGAGCAGGATTATCAATTGCCGCACATTGCGTAGACGCAGATGAAGCTATACATAAAATATCATCAAATCATCCGCAATACAGTCCCTACGAAACAGAAAAGAAAGCAAATGCAACGAAGGGACCGTACACCTGTCAGACATTTGAAAAGCTTAACCCAAAAGAATGTGCGGAGTGTCCCAACAAAAATAAGATTACATCCCCCATACAACTTGGTTCTGAGATTGCTAGTGCGGAAGAAAATCAACTCGTTGTTACGACGGAGGATATTGGGACGGAAACATTCGAAGTTCCACCGTATCCATTTCCGTATTTCAGGGGAAAGAATGGGGGCGTCTATATAAGAACTGAAGATGAAGATGGTAACCAAGATGCAGAAAATATTTATGAGCATGACTTGTATATAGTTAAAAGATTATACGACCCTGTAAAAGGTGATACGGTATGGATAAGATTGCATCTACCTAGAGATGGTATGCGTGAATTTGCTATGCCACAAACCGATGCATTAACGTATGAAAAGTTACGAGACAAATTAGCTTGGTATGGTGTAGCTGCACCTAAAAATCAAATGGCAAACATTATGCAGTACGTTATTACGTTTATTAAAGAGAGTCAACATAGAGATAAGGTAGAAATTATGAGAACACAATTTGGTTGGACAGAAGAAAACGATAAATTTATTTTGGGTGAGCAGGAAATTTCTGCTACAGGTACAGGCTATAGCCCCCCATCAACATCAACAGGTAGTTTAGCGGAATGGTTAAAACCTACTGGTGACTTTGAAGTGTGGAAGAAAACAGCAAAGACCTACGATAGACCGGGATTTGAGCCACACGCATTTGGGTTTTTTACTGCATTCGGCGCACCGCTAATCAAACACCTTAACTTAAAAGGAGCAATTATAAATTTGATTAACAACGAATCAGGCACGGGTAAATCAACAATATTAAAGATGTGTAATAGCGTATGGGGTCACCCCGAAGAAATAATGATGCAGTGGAAAGATACGCAGAACACCATCATACATAGGCTTGGCATACTAAACAATCTACCTGCAACTATTGATGAGGTTACCAAACTTACACCCGAAGACTTTTCAGACCTTGTCTATAGCATATCGCAGGGTCGTGGTAAAAACCGAATGAAGCAACATGAAAATGCCGAGCGGGTTAACTTTACCAAATGGGCACTTATAGCTTTATGTAGTTCTAACGCATCATTCTACGATAAGTTATCTAGCCTTAAATCTACACCCGATGGTGAGTTTATGCGGTTAATTGAGTATCGTATTGACAGGACCGACAACCTAAACAAACAAGAAGCCGACGAAATATTTGATAAGTTATATAGTAACTACGGTCATGCTGGGGAAACTTATGCTAAGTATTTAGTATCCGATTTAGAATCAGCGGTAGATTTAGTTAAACAGATTCAACAACGAATTGACGCCGACGTCGGCTTTACTAGCCGTGAAAGATTTTGGTCAGGTGTAGTTGCTTGTAATATAGCAGGTGCATTAATTGCTAAAGATTTAGGCATTATTGATTTTAATATTAAGCGAGTATATGATTGGATTTTAGCTGAGCTTAAAGTTATGCGAACCGAAGTTAAAGCACCAGCACAATCACAAGCTAGTGTTATTGGTGAGTTTATGAACGAACATCGTGCGGCTACGTTAGTTATTAATGGTACGGCGGATTCTAGATCAGGTATGGAACAACTGCCAATAGTAGAACCTAAATTTAATGACTTGTATATTCGGATTGAACCTGATACAAAACGATTGTTTATAAACGCAAAACAACTTAGGGCATACTGTACTAAGCAACAGATAACTTTAAAAGAGACGTTAAAGAAGTTAGCTTTAGAAGAAGTGTACTTGGGTAATGTTAAAAAGCGTATTACAAAGGGTACAAAGATTGTATCGCCTCCAGTAGACGTGCATGTATTTGTATTGGATGCACCTAATTTTATTGATGCAGAAACTTATATAGAAGCGGCTAAAGCGGATACAAATGCTGATATACGGGATTGATTTTAATATTAATTGGAGTAAGTTTGTTGTCGGGGCTTCGTTCTTTATACCGTGCCTAGACTCCGAAATGCCCATTAAAGAAATCAAAAGAGCAACAAAACGCCTTAAATTTCAAATAAAAACGCAAGTTGTGGTAGAAAAAGGTATTCAAGGCTTGCGTGTTTGGAGGATTAAGTAGTATCATGTAGGTGTAACTTCATGGTTACTTTTCCTTTCGTGAGAACTTTATACCCCACTACGGTGGGGTTTTTTTATTCGTTGCCGTAAGCTGACATACCGCCAAGTTCACCAATCAGTTTCTTTTGAATGTTCATGCCGCCAGTAATCTGTGCAAGTGATCGTTGTCTGTATCGGTTAAGAACAGAACGAGATAAGTTACTTCCCGTTATGCTTGCTCCCGGATTTGAGGTATTGAACTTAATAATTTTTTCTATTGTTCTTTCTCTTAAGTCATCATCACTATTATCTATGCTCATAAAGAATGCGTTTAAGAGTGCTTGACGTTTTGTTAAAATTTCTTGTTCCGCAGTTTTCATTTCAATGTTGGCTTTTTGTCTTTGCGCTAATCGTTCGGATGAAAAACCAAGCGCTTGGGCAGCAACTTCACCTACACCAAAATCGTCAATAAGCACATCGCCTTTTAATGTAGTTGCTTTACCGTCACCAAAAGTTTCTGAAAACCTACCTGCCTTAAGAATATCTTTTAATATAGCAGGAGACATTGTTTCCATTGCACGCTCAAGATGCCCTTCACGCATTTGCTTCATAGCGTCGGTAGCACTAACCATTAAACCTACGGATGGACCCATTAAACCTATTAACATATTT